TAAGTAAAGTTACAGATGACGTTGAAATTATGATATGTTCTGATAAAATATTAACATTAGTTGAACCACACAAATCATTAGTGGATTCATATTTGAAACTAGCTACAGCATGAAGTTTTATACAAATGTTTTCCAGATCGGCAACAGTATGTTGGTCAGGGGATATGACAATGGAAAACATTTTGAGGACAGGGAAACATTTCACCCTACATTTTATGTACCATCAAAAAGAAAAAGAACTAAATGGAAAACACTTGATGGTCAATTAGTAGATCCTGTAAAACCAGGCACTATAAGGGACTGTAGAGAGTTTATTGATAAGTATTCTGCTGTACAGAACTTCAACATATATGGCAATGAAAGATATGTACATCAATATATCTCAGAAAACTACCCTGAGAATGAGATCAAGTTTGATCTAAACAAAATTAAATTATATACCATTGACATCGAGGTCGCCGCAGAGAGTGGTTTCCCCGATGTCTTTAATTGTGCAGAGGAGTTGTTACTTATAACAATTCAAGATTACAATACTAAAAGAATTATCACATTTGGATCTAGGCCTTATACCACTAATCCAAACAAAAAGAATTATCGATATATTGATTGTCATAATGAAGAGGGATTGATTCTTACATTCCTTGATTGGTGGCAGAAAAATATGCCTGAAGTTATTACAGGTTGGAACTGTGAACTGTATGATATTCCTTATCTTGTAGGTAGAGTTGACCGTATCATGGGAGAGAAGATGACTAAGAAGTTTTCTCCTTGGGGTATAGTAAGAAAAAATGAAATTCACATTCAAGGTAGATTGAATATTCAGTATGACCTTGCAGGCATATCTGTAATAGATTACCTTGATCTGTATAGAAAATCCCCTGCTACTCCTAATCAGGAGAGTTTCAAATTGGATCACATCGCCATGATGGAACTAGGACAAAAGAAATTAGATCACAGTGAATACGATACATTCCGTGAGTTCTACACTAAGAACTGGCAAAAGTTTGTTGATTATAACATCGTTGACGTAGAACTGGTTGACAGACTTGAGGATAAACTTAAATTGATTGATCTATGTTGCACTCGTGCTTACGATGCAAAGATAAACTTTACTGATGTTGCGTTTCAAGTTCGCACATGGGATGCTATTATATACAATTATCTAAAGAAAAAGAATATTGTGATCCCACAGAAGGATCGTAATAAAAAAGACGAGAAGTATGCTGGTGCATATGTAAAAGATCCTAAGCCTGGTAAGTATGATTGGGTAGTATCGTTTGACTTGAACTCACTATATCCGCACTTAATAATGCAATACAATATCTCACCAGAGACATTGCAAGAAAAGAAACATCCTAGCACTAGTGTAGAAAGAATGTTATCTCAAGAAGATACATTTGAATTGTACAAAGACTTTGCTGTTTGTCCTAATGGTGCAATGTACAGTAAAGAAAAGAAAGGATTCTTACCTGAGTTGATGGAGAAGATGTATAACGAACGTGTCATCTTCAAGAAAAGAATGATCAAAGCTAAAAAACTATATGAAAAAACACCAACTAAAGAACTTGAAAAAGAAATAGCAAGATGTAACAACGTTCAAATGTCTAAGAAGATTGCTCTTAACTCTGCCTATGGTGCGATTGGTAATCAATATTTTCGTTATTACAAACTTGCGAACGCAGAGGCGATCACTCTATCTGGTCAGGTATCAATCCGATGGATTGAAAATAAAATGAACCAGAAGATGAATACTATTTTAAAAACGGAGGATGTAGATTATGTTATTGCTAGTGATACTGATTCTATCTACTTGCATATGGGTGACTTGGTTGAAGCTGTATACAAGGGGAGAGAAAAAACTACTGAAGGCGTTGTTTCGTTCCTTAACAAGGTCTGTGAAATGGAACTTGAGCCTTATATTGAAAGTTCTTACCAAGAATTGGCAGACTACGTTAACGCCTATGACCAAAAAATGATTATGAAAAGGGAGAACATTGCCGATAGAGGTATATGGACTGCCAAGAAAAGGTATATTTTAAATGTGTGGGATAGTGAAGGTGTTAGATATGAAGAAGCGAAGTTGAAAATCATGGGTATTGAAGCGATTAAAACTTCTACCCCTGCCCCATGTAGGAAGATGTTGAAAGATGCGTTTGCAATATTGATGTCGGGTACAGAAGATGAGTGTATTGAGTATATCGAAAATTGTAGAAAAGAATTCAAATCATTACCACCAGAAGAGGTATCATTTCCTAGAACTGCTTCTAATGTAGAAAAGTGGCACTCGTCTGCTGACTTATATGGTAAGGGATGCCCTATTCATATTAGAGGTGCGATATTATATAATCATTGGACAAAGAAAAAAGAAATAAGTCACAAGTATGCCAAGATACAGAATGGTGAGAAAATTAAATTCTGTTATCTTAAAACACCTAACTGGATGCACGAAAATGTTATATCTTTTATTCAAGATTTTCCCACAGAACTTGACCTAGATAAACATGTAGACTACGATTTACAATTTAGTAAGGCGTTTCTAGATCCTATAAAGGTTATCCTTGATTGCATCGGTTGGGAAACCGAACGCAAGAATACACTTGAATCATTCTTCTCATGACAAAATATATTGTGTGCTGGTCAGATGACGGCCTATTCTCCGAAAGACAAATGAAAGTCTTTGATGGTAGAGATCCTGCTAATTGGTTTGCAGAAAGTATAAAAAAGCGTTATAATGATGTTAAGGTATACTTAGCAAGAAAAGGAGAGTTTGATGACTAAGAAGAGAATACTCACTCTAGTCACAGGTGGTTTTGATCCTCTTCATAGTGGACACATTGCTTACTTCGAGCAAGCAAAAGATCTTACAAACTACTTAGTGGTTGGATTGAACACAGAAGAATGGTTGACTAGGAAAAAAGGACAATACTTTATGTCATGGAAGGAACGGGCAGAGATTATTAGACATCTTGACGTTGTAGATGCCGTGATTACTGTGGAAGATGATGAACATGGTTCTGCTTGTAATGCAATCGAGAGATGTTTGGAGATTGCAAAAACTGTAGTCTTTGCCAATGGTGGAGATAGAGGATCAGATAATACACCAGAGATGACAAAATTTGGAAATGATCCTAGAGTAGAGATGGAGTTCGGCGTAGGCGGAACAGACAAGAAAAATAGTAGTTCGTGGTTATTACACAACTACTTTGAAAGACAACGTAAGATAGTGGGGATTTAATGAATCACATAGGATTAGAAGTTGTATTCTGGACAGTGCTATCTGTATATCTTCTAGCTAGACTTGGGGTATTTAAGAAATGAATTGTTGGCATTGCAATACAGAACTAATATGGGGATCAGATTTTGATGCTGAGGACTACCATTGCGAAGATGAGTATTCTATAGTGACTAATCTTTCATGTCCTAAGTGTCAATCCTTCGTGCAAGTTTTCTATCCAAAAGAGGATAATGAGTAACATACCCAAGCCATACAATAGGATGAGTGAAGTGTCTTGGGAAGGGTTTCAATTACCCAATATGCCATTACACAAAACAAAACTTAGTGATGATTGGATGACTTATCTTTGGTCTTGTGTAGAACAAGCAGAGAAAGATAATGTTAATGACAGTAATGATTACAGTTATAGACTTGCTGGAAATCTAACTGGTAGTTTGGGATTAAAAGATGCCAATAACAAATTCAGAGATGAAGTTGTAGGACCTTTGACTCAACAATTATTAGATGATGATCCTAAACATTACTTTCCTCCTGTAGATCTTGATCCAAGTTTGGATCTAAAATATAAACCAGAGTTTAGGTTGAATTGGTGGGTTAACTATCAATATGCAACCGAGTTCAATCCAGAACACGGACATACAGGCATCACATCATTCGTGATATGGATGAAGATTCCTACACATTATGAGGAACAACATAATTTAACCTTCCACTCTAAGGCCGCATCGGATTTTCAGTTCACATATACTGATATTTTAGGAAACACTATTGAGTATCCTATCCTTATGAGTCCAGAAATGGAAGGAACTCTTATGGTTTTCCCATCAAGTCTACATCATCAAGTGTACCCATTCTATAACACAGAAAAACCAAGAATATCAATCGCTGGTAATTTATTGTGGAATGTGGTAGAATTATAGTAAGCGCAAATCATTATGGATTTTTTAAAAGAAATAGTTAAGGAGATAGGAGATGAGTACACCCAACTCGCCTCAGACACAGAACAAATTGAAACATATGTGGACACAGGTTCGTACATTTTTAACGGACTTATATCAGGGAGCATATTTGGTGGTGTATCTCGGAACAAGATTACTGCTATTGCTGGGGAAAGCTCTACTGGAAAAACTTTTTTCAGCCTCGCTGTCGTTAAAAATTTCCTTGACAATAACCCTGATGGGTATTGTTTATATTTTGACACTGAAGCTGCTGTTAATAGAGCACTTCTTGAGTCTAGGGGGATTGACCTAAACAGACTTGTTGTAGTTAATGTTGTGACTATTGAAGAGTTTAGGTCAAAGGCACTTAAAGCGGTTGACATATACCTCAAGACAGACGAGGAGAAACGTAAACCATGTATGTTTGTTCTTGATTCTCTTGGAATGTTATCTACAGAGAAAGAAATCTCTGACGCTTTGAATGACAAACAGGTTCGTGACATGACTAAATCACAACTTGTTAAGGGTGCATTTAGAATGTTGACTCTTAAACTTGGTCAAGCAAATATTCCACTTATAGTTACCAACCACACCTATGATGTTATCGGCTCTTACGTCCCTACAAAAGAAATGGGTGGAGGCAGCGGTCTCAAGTACGCAGCAAGTACGATCATATATCTCACAAAAGCAAAAGAAAAAGATGGAACGGAAGTCGTTGGAAACATTATCAAAGCAAAGACTCATAAATCACGTTTAAGTAAAGAGAATAAAACTGTCAAGATCAGACTCTATTATGATGAACGTGGTTTAGATAGATATTACGGACTCTTAGAACTAGGAGAGATCGGTGGACTCTGGAAAAACGTAGCAGGCAGATACGAAGTCAACGGTAAAAAAGTTTACGGAAAACAAATTCTTGCAAATCCTGACGAGTATTTTACCGAAGAGGTTATGGCGAGGTTGGAAGAGATTGCTAAGGAAGAATATAGCTATGGATAAGTTCATCAAGACCGTAGAGGTTTTTGATGAGAAAACTTGTCGATCAATAATAGATTTATTTGAATCTTCTGCACACAAACAGAGGGTTGATAATGATGGATACCCCACATTTACTCAGGTAAATTTGAATGTCTTAGCTCAGAAAGGATATCAAAAATTTACACAACTTCTTTGTTATAAGATACTGGAAGTTATGAAAGTATATAAAAGAGATCTTCCTGAGTATGTCAATTGGTTTCCTGATAAATTTGCTTTTGAAGAACTTAGGATTAAAAAATACGAACCAGGCTCAGACGATCAATTCGCATTACATGTAGATGTTCAAGATCATGAAAGTGCAAAGAGGTATCTTGCCTTTCTAGTATATCTTAATGATGACTTTAGAGGAGGGGAAACAACCTTTCCTTACAACAACTTGACAGTTAAACCTAAAACAGGTACAGTATTAGTGTTCCCACCTACATGGCAATATCCTCACATAGGTAAACCAGTAAAGAGTGGAAGCTCAAAATATATTATGAGTACATATCTTCATTATCAATGATAGAAACAATTGAAAATACAATCATTAAGAATCTGACTTCTAATGAAGAATACATGAGAAAGGTTTTACCTTTTCTGAAACCAGATTACTTTGATAATACACACGAGAAGGTTATATTTGAAGAGATTGCAAAATTTATTGTAGCATATGATAAGTCTCCTACGTCAGAGATTCTTTCTATAGAATGTGAAAAGAGAAAAGATATAAATGATGACGCTTATAAAGATATTCTTGAATACTTAAAGAACTTAGAAACTTTAGAAGAGTCTATAGATGATTGGCTTATAGATACTACAGAGAAGTGGTGTAAAGAAAGAGCAATTTACCTTGCACTGGTCGAGAGTATCTCTATTGCAGATGGACATGACATCAAGAAAGGTGTAGATGCCATCCCTGCTATCCTATCCGATGCACTTGCAGTTGGATTTGACAATCATGTTGGACACGATTATCTAGAAGACTATAGTGAAAGATTTGACTTCTATCACAGAAAAGAAGATCGAATTCAATTCGACCTCGATTTTTTCAATAAGATTACGAAGGGCGGCCTTCCAAATAAAACACTCAATATTGCTCTCGCTGGCACTGGTGTTGGTAAATCTTTGTTTATGTGTCATGTCGCAAGTAGTGTTCTACTCCAAGGCAAGAACGTATTATACATCACGCTTGAAATGGCTGAGGAAAAGATTGCAGAAAGAATTGATGCTAATCTTTTAAACATTCCTGTTCAACAGTTGACAGATATTCCTCGTCAGATGTTTGAAACTAAGGTTACTAAGTTATCAGAAAAGACTCAAGGTAATCTTAT